TCTAGGTGAACAAAGAAAGATATCTGCAGAATTGATAGATATAGCTCAAAAAATAGGAGCTAAAGTAATTCCTACTGGCGACTGCCACTATGTTAATCAGTCAGAAGCAAATTCACACGACATAATGCTTTGTGTCGCCACTAACAGCAATATATATACTCCTGATAGATTTTCTTTTTCTGGAGATCACTGGTATCTACATAGCTATGAGGAAATGGCTAAGACATTCTCCGAAGAATGGCTGGAGAACACTATGCATGTTCATGACATGATAGATGTTAATCTAAAATTTGGAGAACTTTACTTTCCCGACTTTCCAATACCAAGTGGCAAGGAAGTCAATGCTCATCTAGAAGATTTAGCTTGGGCTGGATTAAAGAAAAAGTATGGGGATCCACTTCCCGTAGAAGTAGTCGATAGAGCTACCTATGAATTTAGGGTAGTCAAAGAAATGGGTTTTCCTGAGTACTTTCTTGTGGTATCCGACCTGGTCAACTGGTCTAAGGAGAATGGCATTAGAGTTGGATGGGGTAGAGGATCAGCTGCAGGCAGTATCTTGTCCTACGCTTTGGGAATTACCAATCTAGATCCACTCAAGTTTGGGTTAATGTTTGAAAGATTTTTGGTCGAGGGAAGAAAGTCAATGCCCGACATCGACCTTGACTTTGATGATAGGTATAGAGATAAAGTCATCGACTATGCTAGAACTAAATATGGTGATGACAGAGTTGCTCACATTTGCACGTTCAACAAAGCTGGTGCTAAGCAGTCGATTAGAGACGCAGCAAGAGCGCTTGGGTACGACTTTACTGCTGGAGATAAGGTATCCAAGTTAGTTCCTCCACCAGTCTTAGGAGTAGCAAAGAACTTAAACGAATGCATGCAGGTTACTGAATTTAAATCTGAATATGATTCAAACGAAGACAGTAAAAAAATAGTAGACACTGCGTTTGGATTAGAGGGACTTGTTAGACAAACGGGAGTCCACGCTGCTGGCATAGTTATATCAAGAGGACCACTTACTGACTATCTTCCTATCATGAAAAAGGGTGCGGGTAATCCGATCATCACTCAATGGGATATGGGTAGAGTGGAACAGTGCGGGCTACTTAAGATTGACTTCTTGGGATTAAGAAACCTTGGTGTTATAGACCAATGTATTAGTTTAGTTAAAAAGAATCTTGATATCGACATAGATCTAGACCACATACCGTTAGATGATCAAAAGACATTTGATGAACTTTGTAAAGGTAATGCTATTGGAGTTTTCCAGCTTGAGTCTTCTGGGATGAGACAGTTAATGGTTCAGCTTCAGCCACAAACTATCAAAGAAATTATGGCTTTGATCTCGCTCTACAGACCAGGACCAATGGGCTCAGGAATGGATAAGCTTTACATAAATCGTAAGCATGGGCGTATCCCAATTGACTATGAGCATCCTAAAATGAAAGACGCTCTAGAGGATTCATTGGGAATTATGCTATATCAGGAAGATGTACTAGCGGTTGCTAAGGATCTTGCTGGCTTTACTGTTCCTGAAGCTGATGACTTGCGTAAGGTTATTGGTAAGAAACAGATGGATAAGATTCCTAAAATAAGAAAGAACTTCGTAGAAGGTTGTTTATCTAACGTAGATATAACTGAAGAGAAAGCTAATAAAATTTTCTCAGATATAGAATACTTTGGAGGCTATGGATTCAACCGAGCTCATGCTGCAAGCTACGCAATGGTTAGCTACATGACTGCCTATTTAAAGACGCACTACACCGCTCAGTACATGGCTGCTTTACTAACTTCTGTCGCCGGCAATAAAGAAAAGTCTTCTTTATATTTATCTGAATGTAGAAAATCTTCGTTGAAAGTACTTCCACCATCAATTAACAACTCGATGCATGACTTTGAAGTTATTGGGGATGATCAAATTCTATTTGGACTGTCTGCAGTTAATGGAATAGGTCCTTCTATAGCTGATGCAATCATTGGCTCAAGAGATGTGGATAAACCGTACACTTCTATGCATGACTTCTTTAGAAGATGTGATCCAACTATATTGAAAAAGTCAACGATTGAACACTTGGCTGCAGCTGGTGGCTTTGATGATTTAATCGAACTCACAGAAGAAGTTGAAATGAATAGAAGACGTGAGTTGGAGATTCTGGAGAAAGAAAAACTAGAATTAGGGATTTACGTATCCAAACATCCTATTGAGGGAATCTGGGAAATTATTAAGCCTAAGGTAGATAAAGAAATATTTGAATTAGCTGAATGTAACCCTGGAACTAAAGTAAAAATAGGTGGCATCATAACATCTACAAAGAAGATGATAACCAAAAAGGGTGCAAAGATGTTCAAGCTTGAGGTAGAGGATCTTACTTCGGCTATAGAGATAATTATCTTCCCAAGAGAAGCTAAGTCTATAGTAGACAGTTATTTTTCTGATGGAGATATTTTTATTTTTTCTGGCTCGGTAACCAAGGATGGTGACGAAGAGAATGCTACTCCTAAGTTAATATTTAATTCCTGTGAGAAAATAGACAACGCTATATTTACAGGTAGTAAACCCATAATCTTAAAAGCTAATTCACTAGTTTCTAATGAGACTATCAAATCTATATATGATATAATTAATAATTCGAATGGAGCGTCTACTGTTTTTCTAGAAATGATAGATGGCAATAAAGAATATACATTTAGGTTTAACAAAACCACATCTTTAAAAATAGAAAAAGATTTACAATCAATCTTAAATTTAAAATAGGAATAAAATGACACAAAGAATCGTTACAAAAAACCCAGTCACAAATGACTGTTGGAAGTTCTGTTCATCATGCAACAGATGCCAAGACAGAGGAAGATACAGCAAATGTAACGGATGCAGTGGTAGATATGACCCAAAGCTAATTATAGACCCTGATCCGGATGATTATTGTGATTGTAAAAACGGCGTCCTAAGATGGAGAACCAAGCAGGGCAAGCTGCTCGTGACCAGATTTAAGACCAATCCATTTAAAGGTGAAGTTAAATATGAAAAGAAATCAGAAGATGAAAGAGATTGGGACTCCTATGTCAAAGACATGAGAGAAAAAATGGACGACCCAACCTTCAACCCAATAGCAATAACAGAGGATTAATCATGCAAAATACAGGAAAAATTACAAGAAATAACGTCAGCATATACGAATATGCAGAAGGCGTACATCAGTACGAGGATAAGTTCTTCATCAAATGTGGTATAGCTGGCATTTATGCAAGCAAAAAGGAACTTGAGGACTTATACCTTGTTTTGAATTACTATTTAAATATAGAGAAATTCGCTGAGTGCGAGGTAAGAGTGGGAGACCAAGATGTGGCCATACAATGAAGACGACTTTATGGAGTTGGGGACAACAGGATGGATTCCGATTGGGGAAGGCAGCTATTTAAACAAGCATACTGGGCATACTATAGATGAACTTGGAAATGAGTACGATGAAAAGGGAATTAAAATATATTCACCTGGTGAAGATAATAATACCCTATGAGTAGCATAGTAGTAAGAGCAGCAGAATCTCTTTCCCCGCTGGAATCTTTGTCATTAGTAGATTTTTCCTATTCGAGGTTAGACACATATGCAATGTGTCCATCAAAATATTTCTATTCTTATATACAAAAAGAACCAAGAACATCAAACGATGCAGCTCTTCTAGGCAATATTATTCACTCTGTTCTAGAGGAGTGTGTAGATAAAGAAAAGGATTTAGATTTAGATATCCTTTATTCTGAGTATGAAAAACAGAAAGATAGTTTCGACCCCCAGAGTAATATACCAGATATTTTAATCGATGCCGGAACTAATATACTATCTGAATTTTATGATAAACATTCTGGTGATAGCTTTGATATATTCGAAAAAGAACTCGGCTTTAGGTTTATCATTGGCACTTATGCCATAAACGGTTACATAGACAGAGTAGATGTCTATGACGAAGACACTATCAATATCATAGACTACAAAACAGGTAAGTGGGAAGTTGCTCAGAAGAATATAAAAGATAATCTGCAGCTTGGCATCTATGCTATAGCTACATCTTTAATCTTTCCTGATAAAAATATTAGAGCGGAACTTTATTACCTTAGATCTGGTAAAAGAAAATTTCACTTATTCTCCAAAGAAGATATAGAGACTGCAAAAGAATCTTTGATATTAAAGATCAATAAAATAATGCAAGATACATCCTTCTCTCCAACTGGCAATGAGAGAGTCTGCGGGTTCTGTGAGCACGCTGAGAGCGGTGCCTGTGCTACTGGGGTTGCAAGACGCAGAAGAATGGGCAAATAGAAAAGCCGGGGTTTTTAGCCCCGGCTTTTTTGTTTATTGAATTTGTAAATTTAGAAATTTTATAAAAACCAATTTGGTCTCGAAAATTTTTTTCCATATTTACTCTATATAGGTTTTTTAAATTATAATGAAGCTTAGAAAGCTTCTACAGCATCTTCCAATGAGTCAGCAAGAATCGAGAAGTTATTCTCTACTACCATCTTTGTAGCTTCACGATGGGTGAAACCGACAGATGAAAGATCGTCAATGACGCTCTCGTTGATTGTTTGGCTGATGCTGTTGATGATTGTGTTTAATGTATTCATGGTGGATATCCTATCTGTTGTGGAAAAGAAAAACAACCTATAGTTGCAATTTCTTGTTTTTTATTTTTTTATAAAGTATACTAGTAGGTATGCTTAATGACTAAGAGGTTACCATGAAGAAGCCAGAAATTACAACCGCAGAAGACTTTTTTTTGGGATTATCTAATCTTCGCAAACATCCTGATTTTAAAAAAATAAAACAAGATTTTATAGACTCTGAAATTCTAGAAATAGAAGATGAGAAAAAGGTAGCTTCTAAAGGAAACGCCTATAAAAACACTAAATCCGGGTACAGGAAAGACCTTGGATTGAACTTAAGATCTAACTGGGAAGCTAACTTCGCCAGAATCTTAAACGCATACAAAATACAATTTGATTTTGAACCTACCACATTTGCGTTCCCGGTTAAAAGGGGAACCAAAGGTTATATCCCAGATTTTTATATTAATAAATCTTCTGAATGGGTAGAAATAAAAGGATATTTAGATGACAAAAGCAAGATCAAACTCAAAAGATTTAAAAGATATTATGAAGATGATTTTAATAAACTAACTTTCATAATAAGCAAGTACTCCACTGCAGCTAAGAAATTTGCAGAAGAAATAGAAATACCAAATGTATTATACTACGAAGATATACGAAATGCTTATATGGAAAAATTATCCCTCTGGGAAGGAAAATAATGGCCTCATACAAGGAACAATATTACACTCTAAGTGAAGACGAGATGCAGGCTTTGATCACTAAAGCCAAGGCTGGAAGTGAAAAAGCACAGAATGAGTTATTGAAGGTATTTAACAACTTCTTGACCAAGTACGTCACAATGCTGTACTACTCTAAGTATAATCTCTCCGACTATGACATCAGGCGATTTACATCACTATTCATTAAGGACAACTTTGTTAGATTTAATCTAATGAAGAATCAGTTAAACCCAGCCGGCTTTAAACATGTTAACGAATGTTTGCGACGGCATTAACTATATGGCAAGAAGGTATGGTGACGAAGAAGATGTCAGACAAACAGTCAATATGACCTTCTTCCAGTGCATAACTAGATACCAAAGAAAAGATTCCGAAAAAGGTCCTATACCATTTAGCGGGTTTCTATACAGCTACTTCTTCTACCTGCTTAAAAAGAATGTAGATAACTTCTTGATAGATCAATTAGGAAGGAAGAGCTTTCCATTATTATCCGATGAAGTCAATACGGAAGAAGAAGGCGAAACTCAGCCTGGATTCAAAGCTCCTCCGGTAGAATATAGCTTAGAGCAAATACTTGGAGCAGAAGAGATAAACGAGTTTTGGGTTTTAGGCGAAACTTGTTATCCACCCTTTGATCAATTGACTATACAAGAAAGACAGTTGTTGAAATGGAGATTTGTAGACAACAGAAAATCTTCAGAAATAGCACAAATAGTTACCGAGCATCCAAATACCGTAAGAGAACATCTGATTAAGGTGAAAATCAAAGTAAAAGAAGCTATAATGGATAACGATATGGCGGACCTACTCGGCATGCTAAAAATAACAGAGGGCTAATGAATCTTCAATCAATAGAGAAGCTAAACGATTTATTAAGTGAGTTTTTAAACCCACAAATAAAAGAAATAATAACAGCGTATGGTAACGGCACAAATGCTGATCAGTATTTTGTTAATATACCAGACACTAATTCTATCGATATGGGAATCTCTGATTTAGCTAGTTTAGTAGCTAGAACTTCTAACGTATATGGAAGAGTTACCAGATTTGCTGGGATGGCTCGAGCTAGCTATAAATTATCTGAGGGAAGATATAAGAAATTATATAAGTCCAATAGAACCGGCAAGAACGAAGCAGAGCGTGAAGCTAATGCCCTAGAGGCTGCAGAAGAAGAGTACACGGCAATGATAACAGCAGAGGCAATCGTTCAATTGGCTGAATCTATGGAAGGTGCTGCAAGAATAGCTTCCGAGTCCGCTAGAAAATTGCTCGATAAAGTTCAATCAATGCAAGTAGCTTCCTATAGGGAAGAAAAGGGAAGTTATAATGAATCTGACTTTAGCACATATTAAGGATGACAATGTTTGTAGCACACTATAAATCAGTTTCTTCTCCAGAGGAATTTTTCTCTGAAAAAAGAGAAACCTTAGATTTTCCAACTCAAGTAGAAATGAATAAGAAAAAATACTCCTTAGATACAACATATCAAGTAGATTCTGATTCAATGTATAGTCAATTGGTTGACATGGCCCAAAAAAATAATATTGCATATGGCATAAAAGTTTCATAATGAATATAGAAGTCTTTTGCGACGGAGCTTCTAGAGGACAGGGGCAAAAGAAGATTGGCGAAGCTTCCTGCGCTGCAGTAGTCTATAAGAATAGAAAAAAAGTAGCACAGTTTGCTAGAGGACTTGGAGCCAGAAGCAATAATGAAGCAGAATATGAAGCCGTAATAGCTGGTTTATTGATTTGTTCTATGTCTGATTTCATAGATCCAATTATCTACACTGATTCTGCGGTTGTGGCTAATCACATAAACGGAACGTGGAAGTGCAAGAATGAGGCACTACTCCCCTTGTTAATGACCATACAGGACATAAGAGAAGAGTATAAGTTTAGAGTTCTGCAAGTGCAGAGAAACTTTGTTTGGGAGCCAGACGCTTTAGCTAATGAGTTCCTAAATCAATTAGAAGCAAGAAAACTAATACAGGAAAAATAGTGGTATAATGGAACCCATGAGATATAACTACAATCCTGACTATCCTATTATAGTTGGACTTTCTGGCAAGGCTGCCACTGGCAAAACTTCAGTTGCTGAAACTATAGTGCCCAAAGCTTCTTTTGATAATATTAGAGATGGCATTATATGGGAGCACATTTTCTTCGCAATGCCGATATACGAACTGTACTCTAGTAGGACTAAAATAGAAGGCTTAAATGCCGAGTCTAGAAAGCTGTACAGCATTCATGAGACACTATATGATGTATATGGGTCTTCTCCAATAGGAAATATACCAAGTTACGATGACTTTATCAAATTAGTTCATGACATAAATTCAGAGCCACTAAATTTTTCTGGTGGTAAACCAAGAACATTCCTACAGAATGCTGGCGACCTTTGCAGAAGTCATTACGAAAAATGTTTCTCTGATTGGGGAGTCAGAAAAGCTGCTAAAATGCATAGAGAGTACGTTAGATCAGTAGAGGAAGACCAAGCTAAGCCATACTGTATATTTATATCTGATGTTAGATTCAAGAATGAAGCAGAAGCTATTCTTGCTCGACCAAATAGTTTAATTATTAGATATGATTCTTCTGATGAGATTAGAAGAGAAAGAATCTACAACAGAGATGGGGCATACATGACAGATGAACAAAACGCCCATAGGTCAGAAATAGAAATAGAATCTTTTTCAGACTTAGTCTCTACCGTTATAGATTCCTCTTCTATGTCCATAGAAGATCAGGCTTCCGCTACAATGGAAGCAATAAAAGAAAGTTTTGGTTTAAAAATATATGCCAAAAATTAACAAGAGTGCCCATGAAGAGAGTATGGGTTCTCCAATAGACCAGGTGGTAAATTTAATGTCAGGTGAAATCTCAATTTCAACAAGTCCAGTTTTTATATGTGGAGTAAATAGAAAGGTAAATATTGGCAACTTTGAAAATGTCGATATTTACGCTGGTATTACTATTCCTATGGCTAATGTCGATCCGTCCGACAAAGAAGCCCTAGCTGAAGCAGTGGCTAACGCAGCCGCTTATGGTTTTTCTCTAGTCTCAAAAGAGACTGGCGAAAGATATATGTTGATCAAAGATGGCCAACAGGGTAAATAACACAATTAATCTATCTACTATACTGTTGCGCTAATAAAATAATTAGTGTATAATATAGTTGAATTAATTCAATTTAAATAAGAGGTAAATAAAATGATTAAAAAGTTAGCTAAAAAACTTACGGCTTTTCTTTTAAAGTTTAAGAAAAAAAATGCAACATCCGCTCAAGATAAAGTGATTAATACACTCCTTGAAAAAGTGACTGAAGACATAGCTGAAATAGCTGAGGTTGCCGATAAGGCTGCTTCTAAGGTCATCAAGACTGCAGTTGAAGAGGCTAAGGTAGTGGCTGACGCAGTAGAGGCTAAGGCCCCTAAGGCTCCTAAGAAGCCAGCAGCTAAGAAAGCAGCTGCTTCTGGTGAGACAGCTAAGCCAAAAGGCAGACCTAAGAAAAGTAATTAGAAAATAAAGACCTCCTTAGCCAATTAAAAGGTTTAAGGAGGTCTTTTTTTGATTACTATTTAACTTATGTCTTTAGCTCAATATAGAAAAATTACAAAAGGTAACCATGAGGTTCCTCTACATACTCCTGAAGAAGAAGCTCCTGTGGAGGAAGAATAATGGCATCTAAAGCAAAGGTTTTTATTGGTGGTCTTCCCAAGATGGGGGCAACTAATTTTACTGGTTTATTACTACCTAAACCAGTAGTAAAAAAGACAAATATAGCTACAGCAAAAGGGACACAGTCTAATGGCAACAAAAAAAACAGCCGCAAAAAAAAATAATAATGATACCTATATGATGAATACTCTTTTCATTGACGACAATGGCAAGGCAGTATCAACAAAAAAGGGTGTCCTTCCTACTGTTAAAAAGAAAAAGTAATGGCTAAAAATAAGGCAAAGAAGTCTATCAAGACTTTGAGCAAGGGACTTCAGAGCGTACAAGCTGCTAAAGTTAAATTGCCACCTTATGTTAGATTACGAACAAAAACCCCACCTAAAGCATAATCGAGGATAGACTATGGCAAAATCACCAGCTTGGCAAACTAACGCAGGAAAAAACCCTAAGGGTGGACTCAATGCAAAAGGCAGGGCTTCTGCAAAGAAGCAGGGCATGAACTTGAAGGCTCCAGTAAAAGCTGGCGACAATCCCCGACGTGCCTCATTCCTGGCTCGTATGGGCAATATGCCTGGTCCAGAAAGGAAGCCTGATGGATCACCCACTAGACTTCTCCTCTCGCTCAATGCCTGGGGTGCTAGCTCAAAAGCAGATGCCAAAAAGAAAGCAGCTGCTATCTCTAAGAGGAATAACCCAAAGGCTAAGTAATATGGATCCAGCTATCTTAGTTGCATTAATTGCAGCTGTGGGGGGAGTGCTTGCTGCTCTAGTTCAAAAAGGACGCAAAGAGAATAAAGACGACCACGGCGTGGTTGCAGGGTTGCTTGTAAATGTTAAAGATGATATCATACATTTACATCATAAACTTGATCATTTAGATGAGCAAGTTGAAAAAGTCGACGATAAGATTGATGTACATCTTAAATCTCATCGTAGAAAATAAATACTAGTATTATACAAGGAGAAAATAAAATGGCAGCAAAAAAAGCCGCAGGTAAAATGTCAAAGGGTGGAAGCCTTTCCGCTCCAGATCCAAGCGTAAGCACGGGTCAGGCAAAGCAGGGCGTTCGTCCAATTAAAGACACAAAAGGCAAGACCATTGAAAAGAAGGGCTCTTCAGCCCCTAAGCCAGCAGTTTCTGCCGGTCAAATGAACATGGCAAAGCGTCCAATCAAGAACACCAAGGGCAAAGTAATCGGTTAATAACGATTTGAATAAATGTGTAAGAGGGTGGTACTATATTGGTATCACCCTTAAGCATTTTTAGGACAACTGAGGTAATCATGGTTGCAAAGAAAACAGAAAAAAATTGGATAGCAGGTGCCATCAAAAGACCCGGCGCTTTTACCAGGAAAGCAAATAAGGCTGGAAAATCCGTTGCAGGTATGGCAGCAGCCGTAACAAAAAATCCAAGCAAGTACAGTAAGTTGACAGTTCAACAGGCAAACCTTGCTAAGACTCTTAGAAAAATTAATAAAGGAAAATAAAATGGCAGCAAAAAAAGCAGCTAATAAAGCAGCTAAAACCAATAAAGCTAATAACACGATCTTAACTGCAGGAGATGCAAAGAAAGACAATACTATGGATGGCGCAAAATCTGTTCCTGCCTACAAGAAGTATAGCGCAGTAAAAGCTGCAGCTAAAACTTTTAGCAGTAACAAAAAGATGAAGAAGCCAACTAAATAATCTTCATGATGAAGAAACAACCAAGTCCCAACATGGCACAAAGAAGCTCTAATTCTAGAGAAGAAGCCATGAAGGCATCTATGTATGGTGCTAAAAAAGTAGCAGATACATTAAATTCAAGTAAACAAAGTAAAAAAGGAAAAAATACTATGGCAATGAAAAAAGCATCCGCTAAAAAAATGATGGCTAAACCAGCACAGGCTGCACCAAAGGCTACAGGAATGACAGCTGCACAAAAGAAATTACCAGCATTCATTCAGAAGTCTATTATGGCAAAGAATAAAGCTAAGAAAAAATAATGGCTAAGGTCAACAAGCCTACAAAGTCAGCTTTGTGGTCTTCGGCAAAATCCCAGGCTAAATCCAAGTTTGACGTATACCCTTCTGCTTATGCTAATGCATGGGCGGCTAAGAAGTATAAATCAATGGGAGGAACATGGAAGACCGTCTCCACCAAGAAAGCTGCAAAGAAGAAGTAATATGTCTGCGCAAAAAAAATCTTCTGAAAGAAAAAAAGAAATAGAAAAAGACTTAAAAAATAAAGACTCTTTATATAAAGACGAATATAAAAAAAATTTAAGAAAGAAAAAATAATGGCTGGTCCTAAAGGTGTTGGATTAACTAAATGGTTTGATCAAAAATGGGTCAATATTGGTGCTCCGAAAAAAGCGGGTAAGTATCAACCATGTGGGACATCAGGTGCTGGTGGATCAGGGTATGCTAAGTGCGTGCCAGCTGCTAAGGCAGGGGCTATGTCGCCTGCTCAGAAGAAAAGTGCCGTTACTAGAAAGAGAAAGTCTGGAACACCAGAAAAAGGTGTTAAAGGACAATCTCCTAAAAATGTTTCTACTCTTGCTAAGGGTTCCAAGAAAAAAAAGTGATATAATATACCTT